CCGTTTCCAGATACGTGTACGGCTGTACTAGTACCACCATCCATTCCTTCAACAGGAGAATAACCTCCTGCATTTCCACAACCTTTATTGGGAGAACTAGCAGATGTGAATAGACCACTTCCACCACCTGATCCTCCAGGTTGTCCAACTCCACTTTGACCACCAGATCGTCCACCACCAGTAGCACTAATCATAGTACATCCTTCAACACCACATGCACCTAAAATTGAAGTACCCCCTTGAGTTGCTCCACCACTGTATGCAGGTGCAGGCGCTCCAGATCCTCCGCCTCCAACAGTTATTGTATAACAACCTGCTTCAAGTTCTAAAGCACAAGCTTGTAAAGGAGAGGGTCCATAACCAGAAGCTCTATAACCGCCGCCGCCACCGCCGCCGGCACCGCCACCGCCAGCTCCTCCGCCACCGGCAACAACTAAAAAGTTAGTAGCAAATGTTACAGCTCCAGCTCCAGCACCAAATCCTAAAACTTGATAACCGAAAGATTTTGCTCTTCTGTTTTGAATATTTCTTGTGTTCTTACCTGATGTAGTAAGTTTATTTTTTAGATCTCTCATATTCTAACTCCTTATGCGTCATTTGCAGCATCAGTAGTAAAGAATAATTTTAATCCTAAAACTCTAGCTTCACCAGTAAAAGTGTCACTACCATCAGCCGCATCTCTATATAATTGAAAATAAGATTGCTCTCCAGCAGCAGGAGATCCCGCAACTGTCATAGCGCTACTTTCAGATGAAATTTGTTGATCTTCAACTGTTCCTATTCCAGCGTCTGTAACTTCTATGGCTGTTCCATAAGCAACATCAATAGTATCACCATCAGCACAAGCTACACCTTGTAAACCAAATATACAGTTTCCTGTATTTGTTGTACTAGGTGACCAATAAACTTGATAAGTTAATGTTCCTTCGTTCCATGATTTAGGCATTGCGATTGTAAATTGAGTATACTGTTTTGTACTAGCATCAAAATCAAATACTTTTAAATCAGGTCTTGTTGCTGTCGTTTCAACTAAAGCTGCGTCTGCAGGGTTAGTTGTTGGTCCATACATTGCTGCAGCTGGAATCCATATAGTTTCTTTTCCTGCAATTTTAACTGCAGAGACTGTTCCACCACCATCTTCTGCTTGAATAACTCCAGTTCCTTTTGTTTTTAAAGCGATACCTATATTGGAATCATCACCTGATGCTTGAATAGTAGGATTATTACCTGTAGCTGCATTGGCGATTGTAATTTCATTCACCGCAGAACTTGTAGCCGTTAAAAGAGCTAACTGATTACTGTTAGTATCTAAGATAGAAGTTCCTATTATAGGAGATGTTAAAGTTTTATTTGTTAAAGTTTGAGTTCCTGTTGTTGTAACAAATCCCACATCCACAATATTTGGATTAGTTCCTGATCCAGTTCCATAAACAAATTTTGTAGAAGTATCTCCACCCGCAAATGTAACACTACTTCCAGTACCACTTACATATTTAAATGTTACAGCTTGGGAACCTGTTGTAGAGTTTTTAATTGCGTACATTTGTTGTACGTCAATAGGAATAGTTACGTTTCTTGCACCTGTAAGTGCACCTGTTAATTCAATTACTCTGTGAGCAAGAGTTGCTCCAGTTCCACCATCAGTTACTGAAAGATCTGTATCTCCAGAGTCCGATACGGCTTGAGTAGTATAACCACCAGCAAATTGCTCAATAATTTCTAAGTTTGTATTAGTTTTTGTTCCCCATGTACCGGCGTTTTCACCAGTTGCCATTTTTTCAACACCTAAAGGCGTATATGTTGAAGCCATAATATTATCTCCTGCTTAATTTAGTATTTTTAATTTGTTTTATACATAATGTCAATAAAATATATTTATTAAGATGGTGTAACTTTACTCCAACTACCCCCTTGAGTAGCGGTTTTTTGACTCCAACTACCACCTTGGGTAGGAGTAACTTTTTCCCAAGCAATTGGACCACCAACTGCACCTACACTAACAGTTGCTGATTGACCTGTCAATCCTATAGACATTTCTGTTGGTGCAATAGAGCCTGTACTAGAAGTAAGAGATTGACCTGTTAGTCCTACCATCATATCTGCAAGTGTAATAGATCCCACAGAAGCTGTTGCGCCTACTCCAGTTATATCTACTAATTCAACCGAAGCTACAGTTATTTCTCCTGGTGAAGCAGTAGCACTTACTCCTGTTAGTCCCATTACATCAGCTGGTGAAATAGCACCAACAGAAGATGTTAATCCAATTCCAGTTAAAGGTTGTACAATTGCAGGATCAACCGAACCTAAACTTACAGTTGCTGAAACTCCTGATATTGCACCCGCTGGACCAAACTCTAATCCTGGAGTGCCTAAAGATGATGTAAGTCCTTGACCACTTAAACCTATAGACATTTCTGTTGGAGAAATTGAACCTACAGCAGTTGTTGCTACTCCACTAGATTCCACATCCACAACAACTGTCATTGCAGATTCACCCCAGTTTTCGTAACCCCATGGGTCTCTACCCCAACCTTGTTCGTTATAAGCTGAAACTTCTCCTATAGCTGTAGTTGCACCTACTCCTGTTAAACTAACAGTAGGATTATTACTATCTCCCCATGGTTCTTCGCCCCATTCAGCTCTACCCCATCCTTGTAAAGATGAAGCAACAACATCTCCAACTGAAACAGTAGCTGAAACACCACTTAGAGTAAAAGCAAGTCCACTTTCTCCCCAATTTTCATAACCCCATTCGTCTCGGCCCCAACCTTGTTCAGGAAATGCACTTACTTCTCCGATAGAAGAAGTTAAACCTAAACCAGTTAAAGATGCATCAACTTCATTTTGATTACCCCATTGATTAGTACCCCATGAACGCATTCCATAAGAAGCGGCTGTTGGAGTATTTACTTGACCTCCCATGTTGGAAGTAGTGGTATCAAAATAATAAAGAGGATCAGGAGCAGCTGGATATTCTCCACCGTCTGCTACTTGAATTTGAAGATAAGCACCAGAATTACCAGGTGTTCCTGAAGTATCAACTCCCGTTGTATAAACAGAACCACTGGAGTGGGTACCGTCGCTTGTTGATGAAAATCTAAAATTATAACCTTCGTTAGAACTATCAGAAAGGTCAAATTTATATAGACCACCTTCTGCTATATTTATAGTTGGTTGTTGAACACTATCAATGAAATATTTACCGCCGCTAACCGTGACGGTGAACGTTCTTACGAAAGCCATAAGGACTTACCTCCTTATGCTATCCTGATTATCGCTGTAGTTGCTGCCGCTGCGGGAAACTGAATTGTAAAAGTTCCACTAGATACAGTTTTATCTCCACCAAATGCGATTGCACAAACTGCTGCGTCTGTTGAATGCGAATCATTAAAAATTAAACATCCATTAGCTGTAAAAGAAGCTGATGTCCAAGAGACATCTGCAAAATCACAAACTGCAGTTGATGAATCTAAAGTTGGTGTAACACTTGTTAAAGCTTTTCCTTTTGCACTGTAAGCCGTTCCAGATGAATTTGTTATTTCATTACTAGAAGAATAAGCAGTTGTGCTTGCCCCTAAAGTTGCAGAACTAGTATACAATGCTAAATTAAAAGTGTTTCCAGTAGAAGCTGTAAAATTATGTTCCGCTTCTAAAATTTCTTGTTTAAAGCTATTACAAATTGCCGATGTTATTGCCATAATTTATCTCCTATTATTGAGGCGGTGATTCGATTGGTATACGAACAGTACCATCCGTATAGTCGTCTCTTCTTCGTCTCCCAATTTGCACACTTGCAAATTTAGTTAGTTCTTGTTTATACTTTTGTTCATATAATGTCAACATATCCGTTGGACCTTTTAAGAATCCATAAGCTTCCACCAGGGAAGCATAAAGTAGCCCTTGTGGGAAGTATTTACTTATATAAGTCCCAGAAGTCTCTGTTTCTAATCCTGTTGGAACTACATTTCCATGTATATTTATTAAATAATTAGCATCCGGAGTAGGAGCCATTATAATATTTCCTGAAGTGGTTGAGGCAGTTCCAGTCGCTCCTCCAAACATTGCATAATATTTAGGAAGTCCTGTTACATCTTGGCCTGTTTGAGTCCCTTTAGGACCAGTTAATTCTCCCACATATTCATTTATAAAAGTTCTATCTCTTTTTTGAAGCCAAGTTGCTTGACCTGTTCTAGAAGAAGTAGAATTAAAAACTTCCACACCTCTTACAAAAACCATTCCGGCTGGCACTCTAACAGTTTGTACATCTGCGGCTAGTGTTCCTTCATATTCAACTCTATCTGAATCCATAGGAATATCATAAAAAATTCTATATTCTGCATTTTCTATAAATCTATTTAACACAGCAGCACTAAAAACAGTGCTGTCTACTTCAGTATAGTTTCTAATATCTGTTTGTAAGTTTGATAAAGTGTATCCAGCCATAATTAATAATACCTATCATTAACTGGTCCAATTGTACACTGAAAACCGCCTCCAGTATCAGTGCTTGTTGCATTAGCAATTAACTGCACTGTTAATGAATTATATTGAGTTTCTGTTTGTGGTGGACTCACAGGTTCATAGCTTGTACCAACGGCTGTTGCTAAATAAGAACCATATACATTTGCTCCTGTAGCGTGGGAACTAGCTGTTGTGCTCGGTGGTGTATCCCCTCTATAAGGCGCCGCTGTTCCTCTGCTTAAACCAGATAAAACATTTGTTCCTGTATTATTTCCAGTATACTGAATTACTTCATTTTGATATTTTCCAACAAGAAGTGGATCACTTGTATCATTTTCTGTTAATACTTTTTCAATCATAATATATCCAGAAGTAGGAAAAGCAGATGAATCAGCTAGTGTTAATGTAGTTGCAGAAGCAGAAATTGCTCCATTTAAAGTAGTTGTTAGTTCTAAAGTAGCAATAGCAACTCCCCCTACCGGTTGTTTAAGATCTCTAAATGTTACATAAGTTGTCCCATCATTAAAAGCATTACTTGGAAAAGAAACACTTAAAGTTTTTGAAGCAGCTGTAGTGCTAAAAGGATTATCTGGTAAAATATCTTCAGTTGCAAATTCTGTTCGTGCAGGTTTTGCATGTGCTAAAGCTTGTGGATCTGCTCCATGTGGTCTTGGTGAAACTTGTGGTTGCTTAGGTTCATATTCAGAATTATGTACCCACGCACCTGTCCATTCTTGAACCATTTCTCTATATGGAAATGCTGCTCCAGAACGATCTGAAATCATTAATGAATATCTACCTCTAGAAAATTTTCCCATTATTTTTTACCTTTAAAAAAAGGCCCAGTTTTTTTTTCAAAATCTGATGTCATTACTTTATCGTAATGATCAATCATTGCTGGACTAGCACTATGTTTTTTATCTTTTAAAGTTTTATTCATAGACGCTATAATTTTATCTTTTTTTCCAGTAGGGTCTTTTTTATGAATATTTCTTTGACCTTTTAAATATTCAAGTCTTTCTTTTCTTGCTTTTTTTCCTACAGGTCTAAGTTTTTTAATTA